TGTAACTTCAACAGTATCAATAGCAAAGATAGATGTGTTTACAATTGCTCTTGCTTCTGCTCCAGTACCATCACCAGTAATAGTAACGCTTGGAGATATTTCAAACAATGATGTTGAATCTACACTAGAGAATCCTATATCATTTGCTAACAATACTCTTCTAGCAGATCCAGTTACAATGTATTCACTTATTGGTGCTGCTGCTCCTTTACCTGCACCAGCTGCAATATAAAAAATACTATCTTTATAAAAATCTGTATTTGCTGATAATGAAGAAGTTGAACTGGCTATGTCTGTTATCTTTGCAGTTGCTCCAGATGTTTGTCCTTTCATAATTACATTACTTTGTTGACCAAAGAAGTCACCAGCAATGTCTTGTACTCTGATAATTTTGTTTGTTGAATCTACATCCATAATAACAGCGTTAGCTACATTGTTAGATGTGTCTGGATTTGCAGTGCTACCATCTTCATCAAATAGGTCTACTCTTTCTACAGTAAACGTACCTGAATTGTTTGCATCTGTTTGATCGAATGTTACGTTAGCACTTGCTAATGATTCTAACTCAAAGATTCTAGTATTACCACCTACTTGAGCTACTTTAATAACACCATTAGCTACAGAGTGATATCTACTTCCACCAGTATTAACATTAACTACATCTATGGCTCCTGCTACTGCATTACCTGAAACATTAGCGTTCGGAAATACTGGGACTTTCTCGCTTGTCGCGAACTTGTTGTAATCCGTCTCCTCTATTTGGTACATTAGTTTCCACTGATACTTGTCTGCGGTGGTTATGTACACGTCGTCGTCTGCGGATGTTTCTAATGCGGTTGGTTCGTCTGTTGATGCTGCCCCCTTGTTATTATACAAACATTTGAAGACACTAAATGTGCCGTTAGCTTCTTTTACATGAGCGTAAAACTTTTTGTTTTGCAAATCTCCATCATTGTTATCATATTGAGCATACTTTGTACCTGATGTCCATATGTTATTATCAATCATATGTTTTACATCATTAGGTGTAACATGTTTACCATATATCATATCTCGATATGTTTGATACATTATTGCTTCTTGACTGTTATTAGATGTTACAACAGAAGATGGATTTCTATGATTACCTAAAGTAACATAGTATATGCTATTTGCTGTTTCATTAATTGACTCTACAAATTGTTTTGCATTGTGAGTGTTGAAATTTGTTGTTACTAATTTACCCATTACGTTATCGCGTTATTCCCTGAATGCAATGTTCCTGTTGTTATTGAACTATTTGAAACAGTTACTGCATTGTTTACCAATGATTCTTTTCTTACTCTACCAAATAGCTTAGTACCTGCAAGGTGAGATGCTTTTAGTAGTATATCCCTATATTTATTTAAAGACAACCCACTTTCAACAACATAACTGTATTCTTGGTAGAAATCGTTATCATGTATGTATTTAGTATTCAAAAATGAGTCCTTAGATGCCCAATATCCAGGTCCTAAACCTGATAGTGTAACATTTGCAGTTCCACTAGCTACAAACGGCTGTGCAGTATTGGTTGATTGAAGTGTAAGATTAGCACCATCTTGATAACCAAATCCACTATCTGTAATCTCTAATGCTGTAACAATACCATTAGCAGACTGTGCATCTGCAGAAATATTAGCATTGAATCCTATAGGTGCAGTATTACCATCTTCGTATATAGATGTGATTGTACCACCTGCTTGAGATGCTGACCCAAGCAACTGACCTGAAGGATTAAAACCAACTGCAAAAGATAATCTTCTTAATCCTACATCTCCTGATCCATCTTCATTAATATTAAATTTGTATACTTCACCTTTTGATGTTTGAGTTAGAACAGTTGTAGCAACATTAGCAATCTTTGCTGTTATAGAACTTACACTGTTATTTACTTCAGCTAGTTGTATTGTGTTTGTAGCACTTACAAAGAAAGGTTCGTTACATGCAGTTATTGTTACAACGCCACTATTGTTTTCTTTTATCTTTACATTGGTTACACTTACGTGTGTTGTATTTTCTGCAAACACTTCACCGTGTGCATTTTTAGTTGCATTTATAACTTGTACAACACCCTTACCATCAAACATTGCTGTGTTAGGTGTAAATGAGTCACCATTAGAATGTGTACCTACAAAGGTGTTAAGTCCAAGTGCTTGTGCAGCTGGAGTAACTTCTTGTGTTACTTGTTCACCTATTATAAATGGTTTAACAACACCACCATCTTTAAGCATTGGATTTAAGTTTACTATTATATCTCTTCTATCAAACTTAGCTATACCTTCTGTTCTAGTTAACACAAATGGATCAAAGTTATAATTATTACCTGGGTTGATACTTGATAATGCAGCAATAGTTCCTACATTACCACTAAACTTTGTAAGTACTTTATCTAATATTGTTGTAAAGTCTCCATTATCATTCTTTGGAAAGCCGTATCCAAAATCAAAGTTTCCTGTTACTGTTGCATCCGTACCGCCACCATTGTCTGGTAATGTTGCTATTGATGCTGAAGTATATCCTGATCCACCTTCAGTTACTGTTGCACTAAGTATTGTTCCTGAACCATCAACTGATATTGTTGCCTCTGCAACTGTTGTTGGAGGACCTCCTCCTACTCCACCGGCTTCAAATTTAATTACATGACCACCAGTATATCCAGTTCCTCCAGAATCTATTGTTACTGTATCAAGAAATCCTATTTGACTATTACCTCCATCAATAACACAATCAAGATAGGCTACATTACTTACATTATTATCACCAATAACATCTGTATAAATTGTAATTGATTCTTCGTTTTCTAAAGTACCAATTGAAAAGTCAGCTCCCTCTCCTGTACCTACTACTACAACATTAGCAGAACTTCCTGAATCTCTACCTGTTACGAAAGCAGCAGTGTTCTGATAAAATACACCTGATGAACCATCTGAAAACTTTGTATTTCTAAAACCTAAATTTGTTGTATTGGATCCTATAAGTTGAGCTGATACAGATACGTTACTAACTGTGTCAAGCACAGCTTGATTACCACTTGCAGTTAATAAACGAATATCTGATGCTCCTGTATCTTCAACATTAGTAATATTGAATATTGCGTTTGTTCTTCTTCCTTTTATTTTTTTCTGAGTATTGAATGCTCCAACTACATCTGATACACTTACTGTTGTAGCTGTTACTGCACTTACCTTACCATTAGCTCCTGAGTCAGTTACATTTATATTAGTAACATTTGCTGTTGCACTAGCATTTGTAATATTATCATTAGCTGTAAATGTTCCAAAGGATCCATTTACTGAAACTGATGTTGCAGTAACTGCAGTTACTATACCATTTGCTTTACTCTCATCACCAGTTATTATATTTCCAACCGAGAATGCTGTTCCAGGTGTACTTGCATTTAATGTTAAGGTCACTACATTTTCTTCATCTATTGGTTCATTAACTTCTAAGGTATGTGTTGAAACTGCTTTAGTTCCTGTTAATTTCTTTTGACTTAAGAAAGTACCAGACGACATAGCAACAAAGAAACTAGAATTCTGACCATCAATTGATGTGTTTCCTATAATTACTCCATTTGCAACTTCTGTACTTCCTGATGTAAGTCCTTTTACTACTGGACCATTTACATTATTTTCATTTGCAATGAAGTTTTGTACCTCTGTATTGAAAGCAGCAGCACTTAACAAGTCTATCTTTTCAACTTTTTGATCAACAAACTCTAATAGATTGAATGATACATTTGCAGTTGCAGTAGAGTTTATAATATTGTTTACTTGTACATTTTGATCATTAACATTAATGTTAGTAAAAGTTTTGTCTGTTGAAAAACCAAATCCTCCGTTAGCTAATTGAAACTCTATTAGACCTGTTGCATCTTTTACAGCAGTCACTCTTGCTTGAGCACCTGATCCTACATCTGCTTTAATGTCAAAAGTATCACCAACTTTATTATTCTTTCCACCTAATGTAATGTTTACATCTGAAAGTGAACCTACTACTATTGGCATAGAGTCTTGTAAACCATCATTTACATTAGCTAATATTTCTCCTCTTAGAAAGTTTCCTCTTAGATTTGATAATTGTAATATATGAATTCTTACACCATTGATTACTTTTGTTGATATAGTTTCTACAAATGCTTTAGCACCACTACTACTTCCTATTATCTCTAAACCTTCTAAAGCAACAAGTTTAACCATATCTGGAGCATACACTTCAACGTATCTTGGTTTTCTAAATTCAGATGAACTTGCCTTTAATACATCGTCAGATGGAAATGATACTTGAGATGCTTCGTTAAATATTATTCTAAAAAGAAGTTGAATGGACCTAGGTGAACCTTTTGATCTATAAAAGTCCATGATGTTTTTAATTGTAAGTCTGTTATCAGATGATATTAGTCCTGGAAGATCAGCTAGATAAGTCTTTTTGAAATGATCTAAGAATACATCTGTAGTATGGTCTACATCATGGTATTCGAGTAAGTTACGTGAGAAATCAAGGCTGTTACCGGTCTGTTCGAGGAATTCATAATACGCTTTTAAGAATATTCTAAAAGTTTCACCGTCTTCTGAATAAAAAGCCGGAAACTGTTCCTTGATAAACAACGACAGCTTATCTTCTATTCGTTGCATTATACCCTCTCTTGAATAACGGTAATCTCAGGTGTATTGTTGAATTGAAGAATAATGTTTCTTGTTGATTCTAATGTTACATCTATTGGTACAGCAGATACGGTAACCCCATCACCAGAGAATCCATCAAGTGTTATTTCATTGATGGTCACCTTTCCAGTAGTATAATCTACTGATCCAATATTGTTATTTAAAACTGTAAGCACTGTATTTTCTTCTTGCACTATTTGGATAACACCTGCTCCATTATCTCTTAATGTACATCCAGTTGTATTATTAAATGTGAATGTGGTAGACTTGATGGTAGATGTACCATCAACAAAAATACCATCAGCATTTGGTAACTCCTGAATGAGCTCGTTGTTAAATTCTAATACAAATGTACCTGCAGTTCCTAAAGTAGGAATAAATTTCTTTTGTAATGATACAGTAGTATCATTGTTAAGTATAGATGGGTCTGAATCATCTATAGCTCTTACTAATTGTGATTTTCTTAACTTAGCATCAAATGCATTAAGATTATTATCAGCATGTGATGTCAATGCTGCAGCTACAATTGTTTTTATTTCGTTGTCTGTTTTTACAGTAACATTAGGATTATACCTTACTTTTGTTTCAACGTCAACAAATAAGAATACTGGATCTAAAACTTTTGGTCTTATTGATACTGGTGATCTTAATGTAAGGAAGTCTTCTATATCTGCTTTACGACTGTCTGGTATACCGTCTGCATTCTTAAGATCAACACTTACCATTACCTTTCCAAACTCGGGTGGATCTAATTCTTCTCCACCAAAGACGTTCAATGATTCTATATCATTAAATTCTTGTTGTAGTAAAGTTTTATAGTCGCTTACTGTTACTGTTCTGTCTTGTACTGTTATTGATTTAGGTGCATTCTTTCTTATAGATTCTTTATTTTCAGCAATACCACCACCTGCAGCTGCTGCTGTAGTAGTAACATTTATGACATTATAACCTTGAATATTGCCACTTATTGTAAATACATTAGCTGAATCTGCACTATTAGCACTTGATAATCTATACTTTGCCTCTACTACATTTCCATGTGTTAAACTTTTACCTAGTATATTGTCACCAAATACTACCTCAAACTTTTCTTCTTCTGCGGCTTGAAGGAAGTATACATTACTAGTTCCAGATAAGCCAATTGTAGATAATGCTTTTGTATATACAGCATTTGTAGTATCTGTTGAAGACTCCAAGACTTTTATAATTAAGCTATCAGTATCTATTTCTTTATTGTTGAATATAAATCTTTGTTCAGTATTAGCAGTGTTAACTGTATACAATTCAGTAATTATCTCACCTTCAAATATTTCTAAGTTAGCTGCTATGTAATCTCCATTAGCATCTGCTGATACAGTTCTACTTTCATTTGTTGTAAATGTAAATGTATTAGAATCTACTTGTGTTGTAAACCCTGTATATTGTGGAATTGTAATAGCTGGAGGATTATTGTCTGGGAAAATTTGTACTTCTACTTCTGCTTTAGATGATGTAAAAGATTGTGGTGTATAGTTTAATGTCTTAGCATGAGATACAATGCTATCTCTCAATTGTGCACTATCAATGAATCCTTCTGCTGCAACCATATTGAGATAAAAATTATTCATATATGTGTTGTAAGCTAATATATCAAGCATTACATTTAAGTTGGATCCATCAAAGTCATAATCTTTGAATATGCTCTGTGATCCAAAATAAGTCTTTAGATTACTTTTTATATCTTCGAAGTTTGTATTTGCTACACTTAATGTACTATTTGCCATTATCTTATTCTCTCTAATACTAAGTTAAGTTTTTCTGTCTGTGCATTATTTATTAAGCTAAAAAGAACGGCTACATTTAACGCGCTGTTATCTGGATCTGCAGAAACGCTAACATCTTCTATCACTGCTCTTGGCTCATGTTGATTTATAGTATCATAGATAGTTGTCTTAACTAATAATATTGTTTGAGCAGTGAAGTTTTCAAACAACAATGCTCTTATCTTACATCCAATAGTGGGCTGCATTAATCTCTCACCTCTATCAGTTAGAATTAAATTCTTAATTGATTGTTTTACAGAGTCAACATCAGTCTTTAAAGACAAGTCTTTCTTCACTGGATGTACAGCAAAACTGTTGTTAAAATCTGAAAATATAGCCATATACTTATTTAGCCTCCCTTACCTCTTTTGTCTATTATTAGTACATTCTTTAGAGATTTGATAACTGCAATTAAATCTGGTTGTTGAGCCATAGCAATTTTATCCTCTAAAATAAATTTTTCAGGTCTTGCAAACTTATCTCCAGAAATTGGAAGGAAGCCTGCTGCCTTTAACTTTTTATGCCGTTCATGTCTTACATCTGCCTTGATAACTTTTATAGTATCCAATAAAGCAATAGTTCTAAGTCTATCTTTATTCTTTTGTCCACCAAACAATCTTGATTTGTTAAACTTTTCTGCAACTTCTCTATATTCTTCTACATACGGGGTAGATTCTTCTTTGAACCTTTTCTTAGCTTCAGCATTAATCTTCTTCCTTTCTTCACTTGCTAATGTAATTACAATGTTTTCAGCTTCTTTTACTTTTTCGTTGTTCTTTGAATCCTTAGGTGGATTTGATTCTTTCTTTTTTGATGGCTCATCCATTGGTTCAGAATCTTCTGATGATACTTTACTCTCAGGTCCTTTCTTTGTTTCATTGCCATTGGCATCTATTTCTACATTTGGAACCTGAGTACATATTTTATCTGATATGTCTTTAAGACTTGTTCCTGGTAATGTCATTTCAGGTAGCTTACCCATCAAGTCTGCAACGACAGATAAGTCACCAGATCCAAGAGCTAACAGCTTAGCACCTGCTCCATCAAGTTGATTTAACTTACCCGATGCAGCATTCTGTCCTGTTATTCTAGCTGTAGTAGCAGCATCTAATTTAAACTTGTTAAACTTTTTACCTTCAATGTTTAATTTTTCTGTATCAATACCTATGTCTGATAACATACTATCAACATCTACACTAGGAAACTTTTCCTTCATGCTGTTAAGTTTATCTAATACAGTTCCTGGATCACCTGCTCCTAGTCCTGCTACAAAGGTATTCATTTCATCTTGAAGTTTTAATTCTGGTTTAGGAATCTCAGGTATACCATCATTTATTTTTTGTACTAAAGTATCAGTTGCACCTTTTATTTTATCTTTTAGACCAGATATGGCATCTGCTACACCACCTGCTGCTTCAGTAAAAGAAGACTTAGCAGAATCCATTTCAGTGTTTATCTGATTCTCTAAGTTTTCTAATCCTAATGATTTACCACATTCCTTAGCCATTATGTTCCACTAACAGGTGCGTTAGTGTCTCCTTGTGATGTTGCATCAGCTCCAGTATTAGGTTGTGAATGCTTATGTGAATGTAATGTAACATTTGTATCTGTAATGTTTCCAGATGTTACGTCTATTGAACCAGAAGTATAATCTATTGTACCAGTATCTGCATCTATGTCCATAGTAGGTGCTGTAATTGTTTGTGTTGCTTGAGATTCTACTAATTGATTACCTACAGATTTAAGTTTCATCATTCCTTCTGCTGCAATGTTTAAGTTACCACCAGCAGCGATGTTAAGATTATTTGCACCCAGCAATGTATAATTATCTGGTAAGATATGAGTCGCTTTATCTAAATTAGTTCTCTTTTCTTCACCAGTAACAGTCTTAGTAAATAAACCTTTAATGCTGTCTACAAAATTACCTACTGTAGTTAATGTAACATTTTTACTTACTCTCTCTGATTTGTTTCCATTGATCTGGACACTTTGATCCGATATGATTTCTTTGGATTCATTGCCCTGTACCTTCTTAATGTAATCGCCCCTAACAGATAAGAAATAATCACCGTCAACCTCCTCAACTTTGTCGCCCTTGATTAAAAGTCTTGCATCACCGTCAATGGTAACATTTACATTACCCTTAATATATACATCGTTGTCACCAAGTGTAATACTATAATCGTCTCCGTTAATCTTTGTAACCCTATTGCCGTCTGGTTGTATCTCTTGGAAAGTTCCTTTTTTATGATACCAATGTATTCTTTCTGCATCTGGTGTATCATCTACTTCAAATAGATGACCTGCTTCTGTATACCAAACATGGTTTAATGGATATGTTGATTGAGGTACTGGTGCAGGATCATCTCCTTGACCTCCCTCTCTTGGATGTGGTTCTTTCCAAGTTGTTCTTTTATAAAACTTATCAGCTTTGTCTGCCTGAACTGACTTTACAGAAAATGCTCTAGCACTCTCAACAGTTCCTAATGATTCTTTTGATGATCTTTTTTCTTCTAAGTTGATATGGTCTTCTGCTTCTTCATCTCTTGCATGTCTGTTAACTGATGACTCTCCTATCTCTGCTAACTCTGGATTGTTAAGAGGATACATTTTATTTTTATGATCAAAGAATCCTTGATCTCTTGGTTCTAAAGAAGGCTTACCATATAATGAACCTAACACTAAAGGCTCTTGATAGAATTCTGCATCTAAGAATACACCAAATACCCATGCGCCTTCAACTATACCAGTAGGTGATCTTCCAACACCACTTATAGATGCTGAAGTGATTGGATTAAGAACCATTGCCCATGGCAGGTCCTCTGTAGGTATTGCTGCTTTATCTTCAGTGTGTATAGAATAGATACGTACTTTTATTCTTCCAAGTTGTTCTGGATCGTTTCTATCTTCAACGACACCTACGAAGTGTCTTAAATTTGTAAAACTATCTGCTCCACTTTGCATTATTTTTCCGCCACTATATTTTTCTTAGGATCTTTTACATTTGTCCTAAAGCTATCTTTGTTACAAGTCATGCTCATTACATAATCTTCTCTTGTTAATGTGTGTATCAATCTTGTTACGAGATACTTACCAGTAACTTTTGGTTCCTGTTGTTTTGTTTGATTCTTTACATTTTGTTCTAACATACTAAGACCAATCATTTTACCTACAGCTAAATTTGAGTCTCCAGGTGCAACACAAGTCATCTCAACTGTAGCAAGACTGTCCATATAAAACTTTCTTCTTGGAACAATGTCAGCTATGTTATCATTTACGCCACATGAGTTTTTCCAATATGTGCTGTTTATAACATTGAGACTATCATCAATCATATCCTTACTGTCTAAACTCATTGCTTTTTTATCTGTGTGTACAAAGTCTTTGAAATTATCTTTTACTAATAGAGCTCTTCTATCTAATGTTTGATCTATAAGATTTATCTCTGCTACTTGACTTGCATAAGCTCCACTCTTAATTCTATCCATTACATTCTTTGTTGGTTTAAACTCAATTGACATTAGCTCATGTTGATGATCTATTTCATCATCATTAGTATTTACCTGAGCATTATAGGTATAGTTTATTACTTCATCACGCTCATCTTTAATTAATCTTTCTATGTTATGGAAGTTATATCCCTTATTGTTCTCATAAAAAGTGAATAAAGATGATGTAAATGTAGCATCATATGATCGTTTACATAAAAAATCCATAGATTCATATGGTGTCATTCCAGGGATAATATACGTATATGTCCCCGTTGTTTCATGGAAATTTAGCTTTCTTTTCTTTTTTCTTGTGGTATTATTGTTGACTTTGTCCAAAATTACCTTAGCAGCTTCATTCAAAGGTACATTGAATGATTGATTTATGTCCATAATTGCTTGAGTAAAGTGTTCTGGAGTTACACCATATAGGAAATATGCCTTGTTATTTGTTCCATCTTCTGCTGGTGCAACAGTAACTTTGTATACTCTAAACAATAAATTTATAGTATTATCATCTGGTTTACTACTATTGAATGATAATTTTACTGTTTCAGTACCATCAAAATCTATATCATCTAATGCTCCAGTTGAATCAGCTATTGCTATAGACATACTAATAGAAGGATTGAATATATCTTCTTCTACTATAATTTTTGTATAGGATCCTGTGATGTCTGTCGTACCTTTAGAATGAGTAAAAACTATTCTTTCAGGTAGATTAAACCCTTTTGCTCTGTATGCCATTAGTCATTCTCTATCATTACTTCTTTCAATTTAGCAAATGCTGTACTTGCTAATCTTTTATCAATAAGTTTAATGTCCCTTTTTGCTTCGTTTTTTTCTATTTCGTGATTGTATGCATATACTGGTGAGTATTGTCCAGCAACAATATTACTAATACTACCTAAGTCATATGTGTCTTTTGATATTATATGTCCTTTAGTATTATGTTTATAATGAAGTATAAGAGCTTGTGCAGCTGATATACTTCCATACTTGTCTCTTAGAAAATCATTTAGTTGGTTTTGTGTTAGTGGCCAACTATAAAATGGATCAACTATTTCATTTGCTAAAAATATTAACCATACGAACTCACTACTACCATAGTAGTATGATGCTACCTGATCAGGTCTCATTCCATCTTCAATAGTATAATCGTAAAAGTTTGTAGGTTGTCCAATTATATGATCTTTTATCTTAGGACGTGAAATTATGTTCCTTGCTATCTTTCCTTGATATTCAACTGTAGGAAAGTCTGAAAAGTATCCTTGCTTAGCCATTATATTTTACTCTCCAAATCCATGTAATCTTCAGCAGTCCATATTTCTGTTTCTTGGAAACCAATAGTTAAGTCAATAACTGTTGGAGCTCCAGTTCCTGCATTCAATAATGTTCCACCTTCAGGTTGATAATTAACTTCCATTTCTGTTACTGCTGCTCTTTTGAAATAATGGAAGTAGTCCTGTACACCTACGTAATACAAATCAACTTGGTTAGGATAATCTAAGAAGAAGTTAGTTGCATCTGTTTGTGATCCACCACCTTCTTTAACTCCAGATGGATGTGTGTTCTTTCTTAATTTTATAATGAAGTCTCTTAACAGATCAGACTCATCTTTGTTTCTTGGAGAAAGTTTCCATGTGAAGCTAAATGTTTTTAATCCAACGTTTTGGAAAAGTAATGCAACGTGAGGGTTAATTACATTACCAGCTACTAGACCAATAGCATCTGCTGTACCTTTACTTAATGTTTCAATTGCTAATCTACTTGCTACTAAACCTGTGGCTGTTAAACCTTTTACTATCTCTGTGGCACCTGCTTCAATTGTATCAACACTTGTGTTGTCCATTCCAAAAACATCATTCATTAACTTTCCAGCACCTCCAGCAGTACCTGATAGAGCTCCTCCTACTTGTCCGAGCTCTCCTTCATTGTATTTTACCATTTGTTTATCAGATATGCCTTGACCTGGTAAAGGTAATAAGAATGATTCTGTTATTTCACTAGCACCTTCTACTTGACCTGATCCGTCTGTGAAATGATAGTCTACAAAGTTCATACAGAACCCATGTGTTTCCAAATCTGGTGGAAAGACATTTGTCTTAATATTCTGAAACTGTTCACTCTTTTGTTTTATTACTTGAGATGGCATTACAACACCTCTAGACCTTCGTCCAAAATGTACTAATGCGTTTTTCTTTTCTGACATTTATTCTCCTAAATACCTCTATGGCATATAAAGGTAAATTCAACCCCCTCAATCCTAATAAGTATAAAGGTGATCCCTCTAATATTATTTATAGAAGTTTGTGGGAGTTCAAGCTCATGAAGTATTTAGATTCCCATTCACAGATAGTAAAGTGGTCATCTGAAGAATTTTGCATACCATATCGCAGTCCAATTGATAGAAGAATGCACAGATACTTCCCTGATTTCTGGGTTGAGAAGGAAAATGGAGAGCAATTAGTGATAGAAGTTAAGCCAAAACAACAGCTTGTACCACCTAAAAAGCCAAAAAGACAGACAGTAAAATATCTAAGAGAGATGCATACCTACGCTATAAACATGAAAAAATTTGAAGTTGCAAAGGAGTTTTGTGAGAATAAAGGTATGAAATGGATGATTATGACACAAGATGAGTTAGGAGTTATTGGATAATGCCAGCATATTTTTTCCAAAGAGCCATAAGTATGGCACAGCAAGACTTTGAGCAAGAGCTTAAATCTATGCGTGCATTGTATGAGGGCGATATAAAACCAGTAGATAGAATAAGAGAAATAGCACAAGAAGAGGATAGTCTTAATCCAAACCAGTTGTTACAAGGTACGGGTAAGACAAAAAGATTGTTGAGTGGTAGATTGTATATGTTTAATTATAGAAATCCTATTGCAAAAAACACATTACCTTATTATGATATGTTCCCAGTTGTACTTGTAATCAATCACAGACCATCAAAAAACTATTTTCAAGGACTTAACTTTCATTACTTACCGCCTAAGTATAGAGCAGAAATATTAGATGAGCTTTATCGGTATATGATTAATGAAGGAGCTGAAGGTGATAGTATTAGTAGAACTATTAGAGCACGTCTATCGCCAAGAGTAGATTATGAGTTTATGAAGAAAAGAAGATCAATGATGTCGTTTAAACCTCTATGGAGAAGATATAATCTTGATAGAGTAATAGGACAATACTTATATGTGCCTCCAAAAGCCTGGGATGTAATAACTATGATGCCTTTAGCTAGATTTAGAAAAAGAGGTATAAATAGTATATACATGGATTCTCTAACAGAAAGAAGAGAACGAAGACAGTAATGGCAAAAATAGCAGACATAGCAAAAACTTTATTTAATTTAGGCAAGGGTGTTGGTCTTGAGAAACCTAGAGTGGGTGCTCAGGCTACACATAGCCTTGATAAATTTATAGGTAAACTACAAGAAAGAAATAGCTTGATGAGAGCTAATAGATATGTTGTAGAGATATCACCTCCAGGATGGGCAGTAGGAGAAGATGTAGATACAGTTAACAATATTGTATTTTTCTGTGAAGCTGTCAACTTGCCTGGTGCATCTATTGTTCCTGTAGACCATAAAAGATTTGGTGTAGGACCTTTTGATAGAAGAGCTAGTAATATTATACCAGCTGAAATATCAGCTTCATTTATGTTAGACAATACTGGTAGAAACATGGACTTCTTTCAAAGATGGATTGCACATATTGTAAATATGGATGGCAGAAGTCCTAGAGATGCAAGAGGTAGTGATGGAGCAGTGTTTGGTGAAGTAGCTTATAGAAGTTCTTATGTTGCTGAAACAATGAAGATACATACTTTTGATCAAGCTGGAACAAAGATAGCTACACTAACTGCACATGAAGTTTGGCCATCATTATTAGGTGACGTAACATTAGGTTGGGCACAGAATGATGAATATGCTAGAGTTCAAATTAACTTCCAATTAAGATTTTGGACAACAGAAACTTTCGAACCAACAGCTCCTGCAGAAGTAAGAGAGCTTAGTAACTTCGAACAAATAATAAGATTAGGAACCGCAGGTTCCGCTTTATTGTCGTCAGCTAAGAAACCAAACAATGTAGGTGACGCAATAAATTTAATAAGTAACATTCAGACTTTCGCTGGCACTATTGGTGGCGTTAGAAGGAGTGGTGGATAATAATGGAGAAATATAATGGCTTTACCCAAGATACAGCAACCGCTGTTTGATTATACATTACCAATAAGTAAGATTGATATAACTTACCGAGCTTTTTTAGTCGGTGAAGAAAAGATTTTACTAATAGGTAAAGAGGCAGACGCTAAAGCACAAGTCAAAGCAATGGAGCAAGTGCTCACAAATGTTATAGTTGAACCTAAGGACTTAGATGTCACAAGTTTAACTACAGTAGATGTTGAGATGTTGTTTATACAGCTAAGATCAAAGTCTGTTCAAAATGTAGTTGAGTTGAAGTACAGAGATACAGAAGATCAAAAAACTTATAACTTCAATGTAGATCTGGACGAACTTGAACCCGTAATAGATCCTGACAGGGAATTTAGAATACAGTTAGATGAGAATTTAGGAATCGAATTAAAAGATCCTACCTTAGCTACTATGACTAAATTAGGACTAGCAATACAAGATGAACCTTCAAGTGAGGACATCCTTAAGTTAGTTGCTTCCTGTATAGTATCAGTATGGGATGATAAAGAAGTCTATGATGACTTTACCCATGAAGAGGCAGTTGAATTTTTAGCAAATATGGATGTTAAGAGATTTGAAAAGATATCAGAATTTTACAATTCTGCACCTAAAATAGAAAAAGAACTTAACTATACCAACTCTGAAGGTAATAAGAGAACTATAACACTAAACGGTCTATCTGATTTTTTTTAGTGTTGCTGAGCCATAATACGCTCGCAAATTATTACTCAACTGTTTTTGCGTTGGTTCAGCATCATAAATATAGTATATCGGAGATAGAGAATCTCGTGCCGTATGAAAGGGATATCTATGTTTCGATGTTGCAAGAATATCTCCAAAGGGAGAAGGAAAGACAAGAACAAAGAGCAGCTCAACAAAGAGCTACTATGCGAAAAAAATATTAGGAGTAATAATGGCAGACGAAAGATTTCAAGGCGACATGAGTCGTAATGAAGTAGAAATGGACTTATCAAAGTTCATGGAAATGATACAAGAAAACGCCGCTCTAAAAGATGAAATACGTGACTTAAAGGCAAACGACACTGTTAATCCATGGCAGAAATGGGTACACTTAGCACGTACTATTGACGCATGGAGAATATGGCCAAGAGCCTTCTTAACAGTTTACATAGTATTAGTATACTATGCAGCAATGTGGTTTATGGAGTTAGATGCTCCTACAATGGAACAATCAGGTTTAATTAGTATCTTAGTTGGTGCTGGTGCTGCTTGGTTTGGTTTATATGTAAACTCAGCTGCA